ATAGGATCAAGTATGGTAGTATCACCAACTGCGTAGCTGAATAACTTTGATCCTGCAAATGTACTTGATGGATATGTTACCCGATTGCTAAAACTTATGCCATTGGCATCATAAACATTAAACAGCGGTGCTTGTTGAATACTGGTCTTGAGTTGTGATTCTATCCAAGCAACACCATCGTACCAAAAAGTTAATCCTGCAAGTGTATTGCCGTTGAGACACACTGTTGACTGATCTACCAGTACTTCACCGTCAGTAGCTAATGTTAAGTTAATAATTGGTTGAACAAAATTAGCTGTTCCAGTTCCTGATCCTGCAATTTGCGCTACAAATGTGTCGCCAACAGCATACGTTTGAGATACTGTTCCGGCTACCAAGTTCCAATCAGTGTTGCCCAACGCTGTGATAACATACAGTCTGTCAACAACAAAATTTCCAGCGGCAGTACCTGGTGTGTCATCAGGTACAATAAAATTTACTATCCAAATTTTGTTACGCACATTGGCATCTTCGTCAGCGGCAAAAATTACTCGGCTGCCATTGACTACTGCATATCCATCAATGGTGTAACTTGTAGTGCCTTCAACATTGCTAAATGCATCAGTTTCTTCAAAGTCAATTACGTCAATTGGTTGTTTGCCTTCGGTGCCCATGTTAAACAGTCGCACGCCTGGACGGAACTGTACAATAGGACGTTTGGCTCTGTATTGATTGTCAATTGTGATGTCAGTGTTGTTGTATTCTGCTGTGGCATTGATAACATCAATGTGGAACCATCGGTTACTGCGAGTCCACGCATTTAGATCTTTGCTGGCACGATCAATAGTTAGATAATCTAAATCTTCTGGAATGGGTTCGCTACTGTCGTTGTTGACTACTACATAAGTTTCTGGAGTAATAAAATTCTCTACAGGCAACAACTCAATGGCCACGCCTACACCACTGACATAGTATTCGTTGTTGATATAGCTAGCAGGCTCAACATCTCCACGGAATATGACTTTGAGTCCATTGGTAAATGCAACACCGTTAGGACTTGTGTAAGTAGTTTTGCCTAATATTTCGTCAATGTATAATGTTGAACTTTGTGTTTGTTCAATTAGTCTAATACGCCCAAAAATTTCTGGATCTGTTCCGTCTTGATAGTACAAGGTATCTTGTAGTGCGCTTAACAAAGGTACCTGACGGAATATGCCAGCATCGTTTTTAAACCAATATGTACTGGCGTAAGTTGTTCCGTATAAAATTTGAAACTTTTCTAGCTCGCCAATAGATGCTATGCTGTTCAATTGAAGATATGTAATTCCATTGTTGGTTACATAGCTAATCTGCCATATACTAAAGCGTTCGCTGACCGGTACTTCTGTTTGTTGTGCGTACAACAAGGTATCGTAGCTACCTGGTAGACCATTGTTGGCTGACCCCTGTGCTAAGGGATCAAAGAATGTGGTTCTATACCATCCTCCAACTTCGGCATCTACTGTGGGATTTTCAAATACTAGAGTGCGATCATTAAGTTCTTGAATTCCGTCAATACCGCCGTAGGTGTTTAAGAAATTTTCCACGGTGATATTGTTAATTTGATCAAACTTGAGATCAGTAATCAAATCAACGGCACCGTTGTTGTAAGAGATCAGCGGCAAGCCGTAATAAAACTGTTGTGCAGTTTTTGTAGGCACGTTAAAAGTAATAGTACCAAGATCTTCGCCGTTGTTGGTCACACCAAACACATCACGGCTACTGATGTTTGGGGTAGTTGGAACCTTTCCGTTAACACCAGGTGCTGTCTGAATCCAAAATCCTGGACCCGTGCCTGGAACGCCATCAACAATGTTAAGCTGGCCTTTAAGGTTGGTCTGTGTTGTAGTAGAATAGTATAGAGTGTCTGGCGCATCTTGTGGCACAACAAAAGTCACCTGCCCTGTTACAGCACCATTGTTAGTCACCCCCGAGCTGTAGATATTATTCAATCCGGTGCTGGGTGCCGACTTGATATAAAAAGGATAAGGCGCATTGAGATTCATTGTAAACACGTAGGTGTCGCCACGAATCAAAGTCAATGTAGGATTGTTTGCAAAGTCAATAACAAATGCACTGTTGCCAGCATTGCCAACACCATAGTTTATTGTTTCTTTGGCGTTTTGTGCAACATCAAATGTATAACTTCCACCTCTAACCAAGTCAACTGTGGGATTATTTCCTTGCAACCCAGAGAATGTGTACACGCCATTGGCACGAGTAACAGTAAAATTATCTGTGGCTGGCACACCTGTGGCTGCTACATCTACTGCGTCTGGACCATTGGGCAGCCAGAAGTACTGGCTAAAATTAATAAAAGTGTCCCAGGAAATAAACGGATCCCAGGTGTAGTATTGGCTTTCAAATAGTTGATCAGGTTTGGTAGTATCACCACCTTGATAACTGATACTGTCTAGCAAACCTGGATAGGTAATTGCATCTTTGATAATGTTTGTATCAGGCTCAAGACTGATAATGCCTGCTTCCAGTTGATAGTCAGCACGAACCTTGGTTGGTTCCACAACATATTTTTCATTGGGGTTCACACCCGGACCTACTGTGCGGCCAATAAACCCTTGAGTCTTTTTAAACTTGGGTTCTTGTATCAACTGATCCAGCGTGGCTGCTAGGAACTGTTTGTTTACATCAGTCTGAAAAATTTCAGGTAAAAAATCTACGCTTCGTACTTTTGCCATTAAATGACTCCACTGCCTGGTGCTGTTCTAAGATTGGTACTGGTCAAGGCTTCAATCACATCTATATTAGTTATGTCTGCCCCATTCACAAAGATTTCGTTAGGTTCTGATCTAATTTCATACAGGTCTCCAAAACTCTTCTGTGGATCCAGTGGCACCAATACTACTGAACTGATAATTGTGCCTAGTTGTCTGTGCAGGTACGCTGCCAATTCAGAGAAATAAAACGTATCTCCAAAGTTCCATTTGTCTATGCTAAAATAACTATTCATCTCTGCCACAACTGAACTTTTGATTTCACTGGTGCTTGCTGTTGAGTTCTGAGCACGAATAACTTTAATTGTGGCTCGCAGAGTTGATGCTGCCTTGGCACCAAACAAAGGTTTAAAGTTAACAGAGTTTAAAACAATGTTATCACTGATCATTTTATAATCGTCAAGTCCTTGATAGGCTGTGCTGAGTTCATCAATTGTAGGCACACTTGGTTCAACCACAGTACCTGTTGTGTCCTTGATCCAGTTTTGATAGGCTGTGTAATAACTCTGTGTGACCACATACAGGTCAATGATGTTTGTAGTGCCTGGATCAATACGATTAGTCAGCGGTGAGTTATGACGATATTGAAAGTACAATGCTTGTCGGCCATTACGTGCAATCCATCCAGATTGTTGTACCAAAGTGCGCACGTTGTTTACGTTGATACTTAACAACCAGAATGTGCCTTGGCTGTAGGCATAGAATATTTGTCCTGGAGTCCATTCAGTCTTGACTAATTCAATAGCATCAATTGTGGCATAGTCCGCATTTACCACACCAGGCTCTACCAACAAGTAACGTTGCAAGTTGTCAAAGTCCACTGTTTGTTGCAAGAAAATCCACGGAGAGCTTGCGCTGGGCGTTGCAGGCACTGTGCCTACAATGGTGTTAAAGAAATCTGGATCATCAGGTACACCATCATTATCACTGTCACGATAACTTACCAACACTTGGAAATCATCAACATATCCGTCGCTCTCAACCGGCTGCCCTATAATGTTCATAACCACATCGCCTTGCAATGGAGAAGGTGAATTAGGCTGTGAATTCATGGCCAACACGTTGATAAAGTCTTTGATGATGGTGCCAGTTCTGCTGTCGTAGATCAACTGATTGTCGTAGAAGAAGAATCGTGTCTGCAGTACTGAACCAAAAGAATAAGCCAGGCCACGCAAGGTCACAGTGTAGTTTTGATTTTCAACTACAAACTGTATCAACCAACTGGCATCTTGATTTGTGCCCGACGTTGATCCAGCATTGGTTTGGCTCCAGGTGGCATCTGCGTCAAGATTTGTACTGGTAATAAGATACCAAGATCCAATAGTTCCTGTTATAGTACCGGTGCTGTCATAGCCCAAGCCAAAATTGCGGAACAATTCAATTTGTTCAGCCATTTGTTGTTCAAGACTCACTGGTAAGTCTGTAGTAAACAATGGAATAATAGTATTGACCACTGCACCTGTGGGCACAAAGTTGTTGATTGTAACAGGGCCAGCACCACTCAACAAATTGCCTTGACCGCCGTTGTATCCATCGCCAATGATAGCTTGTGGAGCAGCCCAAATAGAAGTTTTTTCATCTGGCTTGGTTGGCGTACCAGGTTGCAATTTATTATTTTTGTCAAAGTAATAGTCGATACCATTGATGTTAGGAGCAACAAACTCAATCAAGCTACCCACTTGCACATAACGAAAGTCTGTAGAAGTACTCGATCCAACAGGAATAGCATTGCCTACAGAATTTTTAAAGTAGCCTGTGGTTTCGTTGGCCAACGTAGTTGACTGCTGCCAAGTACTGCCAGCCACTGCACCTGTAGACATATCAATTCTTGGGAAGTTAGCGTAATAGAACTGCTTCATGGTATCTGCACCCAACGCAGGTTGCGCTTGGTTTGTGATAAAGTCAGCAATCTCATTACGGTTAACCCACGAAAACAAGATGGTGGGAAGAATATTTTCTTCCCATAGCGCACCATCACTAGAGAATGTGTTGGTTGAACTATATTTGCCTGTGTTGTCCACAAGATCCAAATAACGACTTGTACCAATTGAACTACGGTTTAGAGCCTTAGATTTGATAATTGAGTTGTATGCAGTGTACGGGAACAGATTATAGTCTTCGCCATTGACCATACGATTCTGTGTGTAGTATCTAGCAGGAGCACGTTGTTTGATTTGGTCAATATTTTCACGTGCCTGAGCATTGCTCACAGGTTGTGTAATGCCACAGGTGAATGTGATAGTTTGCAAGTTGCCGTTACGATCAGTGTAACTGATAGGCAAATTAACGTTTTGCATTTCTTCAGGATTGATAATGTATTGCAATCCATTTGACGCACGGGTATAGCAACGGAAGATTCCCACAGGAATCTCTGAGAACACTCCATCTCCAAACACCAAAGTGATCTGATCGTTGGCACGACTGGTTGTAGAATAAATTGGACGCAGTTCTACTTGTTGTTCTGCGGCCGCGGTATAAACGCTTTCTACATAGGCCCATTCGCGATTGATGTTGCCCAGGTTGTCTAGTTCAAACAACCAACGGTCTTCGTTGTTAACACCTTCAACGTTGATGTTAACTGTGCGATTGCTGATACGTTCAGCAAGGTTAAAGTCTGTGTTCTGTAATGTGCCTTGTTTAAATGCAAAAAAGTAGCCTGTGTTGGCGCTGGCAAAACCTAACTGATCATTGCGAAACAAAATATTAAATGGTGCGTTGGGCACAGGACTTGGTTCATACAAGTAATCTCTACCAACTGACGTAGAAGTAATTGCTTCAAATGGCATGTTTACTCCGTCAACTGTGGCTGTGTAAGGAATCACCGGCAAGAAGCCAGGAATCAAATTTAATGCGTATTCATCAGTACGCACACCTAGTAATGTTTGACGATTGCCTGGACGACCTACACGTTGTGTGTCTACCATGGCTGCATTGATAATAGCAGTAAATTGTTCTTGCCAGTCTGGATTTGTAGGATCAGCCCAGTCCACAGTAACATTGGCCAAGTTAATGCCGTTGTAGTCCACAACGTTTTCTGTTGTGGTAACATTGAATACTTTCAACAGGCCTTGTGAGGCTGTGTTGCGTTTGGGACTATAGCTAACCAAATTAGCAAGGCGCACAACTGAATCTCTACGTTCAGCAGTGTCCATGTAGTTTTCGCGAGTGTTAAGATCAGTACGGAATGCAAGACTTTGCCCCATGAACGCAATAATGTCCAATAGCGCAATAAATTCACTTGACTCAATATAGTCATTGAATGTTTCTGGGTAGTACAAGCGTAGATAATCTACAAAACTCTTGCGTAGAGTTTCAAAATCGTAGCTTTGGAAATCTGCTTCTCTATACGTTTGATAGATCTGCTTCCAATCTTCTACGCCAAATATTGCTGTTTGTCTAGTGGTTGTTGCCATTGTTCTGTAACCTCAGAGTATTTATGGTTACTAAAAACGGCGTAGTTATACATAGGAGGCTGTGCGCTGTTGTTGATCAAAGAATATGCTGAGTATTTCAGCATTCTGAGTAGGCACCACAGTGAGTTGTACTTCAATCAAGATACCGTTTTCTTGCGGATAACTTTGAACGTCACTGATGAATATTCTAGGATCACCACCAGCTACTCGTTGCACTTCGGCATTGATTGAATTTTGAGTTTGAGTTGTCTGCGGTTCAAACACATAGTCCCATAGCACTGTGCCATATCCTGGACGTCCAGGCAACTGGCCTTGACGTATGTTAAATGCATTCAGCAGGTCACGTTTGATCAGTTCAAAATCTGTTAGAGTAAACTTTTTGTACTGATTGATAGTATTAAACCCAATGAATGTAGTCATGTTAATATTTATATGCTTTGTAAGTCAGCTTTGAACCGCTGAATATTTGTTATATCTTTGTCCAATAGTTCTATCAATAACTCAACATTCACTATAACCAGATCAATTTTGGTAAGGAATGCTGGAGATGTGCTGGTAGATTTTAGTGCTTGTAGGCTGGCCAAGGCCGCAGTTGCTTCACTCTTTAGTGCAGTTATCCTAGCTTCCCTAGAATCCACTGTAGTAGATGTTAGATCCTCACTAAAAATGTTATTGGCCTTGGATTCAATGATTGCAACGTTCTGACTAATTGTTTTTAGTGCTAGTGTTGCCGCTTCGTCAAACACTCCGCCACTGTAACTTAGTTTTGGTATTTTTTCGTTACCAACAACTCGTCCTAGGGCGGCGTTTAATGTAGATCTGTTGACAGTATTTGACGATCCAGTTATTGCTTTGATATTCAATGTTTCGTTGCCAATCTTTTCATCAACTAGATTAACTGCAAATGCACTGTCTTTGGCCACTTGATTAAAACTGTCAGTAATACTTGCAGGCAATCCAGATTCTCCCTTGGCCCAAGCCAGTGTATCTGTAACACTCTTGGCTGCGTTTAGTGCCACTCCACTGAGCAGTTGTGGGTTTAACTTGTCAGTTGGTAGTCCAAGCGTGGTAAGTTGTGCTACGCCAGTGGTCATGAGGCCTTGCTGAATCTTATTCTGTGCTGCGGTATTTGTTAACAAATTTTCTACTTGATTTATGCCATCTTTGCCGGTCCACACTGCTGGACTTTTAAGCACTGATGTTAGTGAATTCTGCCCAGTTGACAGGTACTTGGCAGCAGTACCCGGTTTAACGTAGCCTGCAGTTTCCAACTGTGATGCATCAAGTCCAAAATTTCCCACACCCACTGCATTGGTCAACAGGTCTGATGGTTGTCCTGTTAGTTTGCCAGCCTGTGCTAGAACACCTGTGACTTGACTGGCGTTTATAGATCCAATGCTGGTTAATCCAGGTAGCTGTTTTGCAAAGTCTCCTGGATTGATGCCGTTTAACACTGGTAAATTAGTCAACGCAGATGTCACACCATTGGTGGCTTTGCTGACTAATGCTCCTAGACTGCTTATTCCTCCAGCTAATTGTGCCTGTGCACCTGCAAGTCCAGAGGCAGCTTAGCGGTTCCCTCTGCATCACTTGGAGATTTCACATATTGTTCTAAATTAAATGTATAACTTGCCATGTTATTCTGCCCTTATTTCAACACCTGCTGGCACAGGTTCAGCACCTGGAGGTGGCGTAGGAGTACCTTCTTCTAAGTTTACTTTGACGTCAACCCCTTCGTTGTGATAGCTGTAGGGTTCATGAGTAGGAGCACGGCTCACAATACTTTCAAGTCCGTCTGGTAGTGTTTGCCAACCAGTACTGGTGTTAAACTCAGTGTTGTCCATGACTGTTTTGACTAGAGGTTTAGGTGCTGGTACTGTGGCGGCTGATGGACCGTTAAGGTCAATACCGCCTGCAGAAAATATCAATGTGCTACCGCCATTCCAGCTGCCAGACCCTGCGCTGTTCAGTGCAAGTGTTCCATCAGCTAGCACGCCAATATAACTCTTGCTGTAGAGCTTTAAATTTTCTTGTGCAGTAGCAGTTAAATTTAATTCAGCTTCTAGTGTTATATTTTCTTTAGACTTGGCATTGATGTTACGGCCAGCGTACATGTTGATGTCTCGATCAGCATGTAGGTTGATGTCACCTTGGGTTCTTACGTTGACAGAGTTGGTACTGAAAATATCCACAGTGCCTTCAAGACCAAGCTCAATCCAAGTTTGTCCGTTGGCATGTATGATGTAAAAGAAGTTGCCAGAATCACTCATGGTAATTTGATGACCTTTGGCTGAACGCAATCGGAACAGGGCATTGTTGCCATCAATGTTGCCATCATCCATGGTCAGTGTGTGCCCGCCCATGCGACCAATAACTTTCACGTCTTGTGGTTTGAGATCGCCTGATCCAATTTTGGTGCGTATGTCGCTGGGACTTGCACCACCTTGGTAAATGGCAATTCCCGGAGTGCTGACACCAAAAACAGCACTAGGCGATTCACGTTGGCTTGAGCTACCAATAGGTCCACGTTCAGGATCATTGATTAAACCTTGTTGAAACATTGCTGCCGCCAGCACACTGTGTACAGGTTTGGGTTGATCAAAAAATCTAGGATTATTTGCTACACCAATATTGCTGTCATTGATCTCAGTCACAGGGGCTTGTGTGGCTTTGTCAAGATAGGTCTGTTGATTGACGTTGGCAGGATCAGACGGTACAAAGTTTGTGGCGGCACCAATAGCAGGAATCATGTGGTTGATGCCTTGCTCGGGCACTACACCAATGTAGTATCCTTGATCTCTGTCACCGTTGATGAATATACAAACCACAGTAACACCCACATCTGGAGGAGTAAACCACATGCCATAACTGTTTCTGTTACCTGGGTATGTGCCTTGATCTGAACTAGTACCTGCTTTGGGTGTTGCACCATAAAAACTGGGCAAGTAATCAACTGTGGTCCATTTGGTAGTGTCATTCATGTTACCATCATTGAAGGTAGTGATGAACACTTGTAAACGGCCGCTGCGTGTGGGGTCAATATTGTTCATTACCACACCCAGGAACGGGCCGCCTTCAGAAGGTACACCACCACGATCAAGTTTGTAATTGCCCGGACGGCCTCTACTGCGTTGTGTATTTTCTGACATTAGAAGTCTCTTTCAATTTGCTGGTTAGATGGTATGGTAACACTGGTTGGATCAATCGCAAGTGGAGGCTCGCCTTGAGGCTCAGAATTGGCATCCAAGAAGTTAGGATCAACCGGAGGAGCTTCACCTTGAGGCTCAGAATTGGCATCCAAGAAGTTAGGGGCCGGCAAATAGTTAACACCAATGTCTTGACCGTCACTGGTTGGTGCAGACTGTTTTGCGTTGTCTAATGTGGAGTTGCTGTTTGGCGGCGTTCCTGGTGAGTCGTTGATTGGTCGTGTGTTATCAATACCAGCAGGTGCTTGTGTTGTGCCTGCACCTGTGTTGGTATTAGGATCACTTGCAGGATCTGTAGGTCTGCCATTGGTCTGATCAGCCACTGCGTTAGATGGTGTAGTTGCTGTGTTCTTTAGGTTTTCAGTTGGATAGTAGTATAAAGATCCATCAATAGTTTGTTCAAATCTACCTTGACGAAATTCTGATACACATTTGAGAGCTTGATACACATAGCTGTTGATAGGCTTTCTTTCTTTGTTGTTTTTTCCATAAGGGTCGGCTAACCCAGTTTTTAAATTATAGTCTTGTGGTTTTTGCCACTCAATTGCAAACATCACTTGTGAAGAATCA